ATATTTTGATAGTATATGGGAGGTTGATGATTGTGATAAAATTGAAAAAATTCTTTTAGATGTTCTTGAAGGATGGAGAATGGACAGATATATTGGTGATGAATGGCATAGAATTGATTCAAGACTCGCTAAAAAAATATGTAATTCTATAATAAATCTATATGAAAAGGGAATAACAGATAAAGATATAGATGATATATTATTCCTATATGATAAAGGATTAAGTAAAAAATTAACAAAATTTACAGGTGAATAATGACAATAAAAAAATTATTAAGAATGAATTTTGAAGCACTTAAAAATATGTCAATACCAGAATTGACCTTATATAAAAAGTGGCAAGAAATTAATGCAAAAACATGGACAACAGAAGAAAAACAAAGAATATGGGAAGTTGGTATGTCATTATGGTCACCAAAAGAACCGAATGATTATAAAAAACTTGATGTTGGTATAATACCAGTTGAAAATAAAGTAGATTCTTTAACTTGGACCATTATAAGAGTTTTTACTTCTACAATGTCATGGAATCAAAGTGTGGGTAGAATAGGAAGATATATAATATGGGATAGAAAAACAAAAACATATTTAGGTAGTTTATCTTTAGCGTCTGATTTTATTTCATTATCACCAAGAGATAGTCATATTGGTTGGACATTTGAACAAAGAACAAAAAATAAAATGTTGAACTATACTGGTATGGGTTCATCTATAATACCAACACAACCATTAGGATATAACTATGTGGGTGGTAAATTAATAACTTTATGTTTATGCTCAGATAAAATAGTTGATAATTGGAATTTAAAATATAAGGAACCTTTGGTTGCAATAACAACAACTTCACTATATGGTGGATTTTCACAATACAACAATCTAAAATATTGGAAAAAATGTGGAACAACGGAAGGTAAGATTCCACTTGAACCAACAGATGATGTGTATTATGAAATAAGAGAATGGGTAAGAGAAAAATATCCTAATGATTTTAAAAAGATGACTTCAAATGAAGAAAAGGTTCTCTCACGACCAAAATCAAAAATGTTGGCATTTGCGTATACAAAATTAGGTATAAAACCACCAGATAATAATGCACCACGAGGTGTCTATTTCTGCAAGTTGTATAAAAATTCAAATGAATTTCTCTCACAAAAAGAAACAGTGTTAGGTGAAAAGTTGTTTGATAATAGATTAGAGGTTTTAGTTGACCTATGGAAAACAAGATATGCAGAAAGAAGGGTATCATCACTTTTAAAAGATAATAGATATAATAAGAACACATTATATTATGATGATTTAATAGGAATTGAATGGGGTAAAGCAAGAGAAAAATATATTTTGGAGGTAGGTAGATAAAAAATGTTTGATGATTTTATTGAAGGTACAGAAAAACCAAATATGGATGTAGACCAAGAAAGTATAATTAAATCACTTATTCACAACATAGAAGAAAAACAAAAATTGATAAATGATTTAATAAAAGACTCCTTGGATAAAGGTATAGAAATATTAGAGTTAAGAATGAAGTTGGATGAATTAAAAAGAAGAACATCACTTAAAGTAAAAACCCCATAAGTTTACAATGATGATAAAAAGTGATATAATATGTAAAAATAAAAATTGAGGTGTTTAAAATATGTTTAGAAATGTTCATTATGAAAGTAGTAGAAATTTAATACATTTATGGGAGACTATAAATGGTAAGAATGAATATACAACTTATGACTGGGTTCCATATGTATATGTTTTAGATGAAAGTGGTGAAATAAAAACAATAGATGGTAGAAAAGTAAGAAAAGTTGAGTTTGATACATATAATGATTATTATAACTATTGTAAAGATAATCCAAATATATTTGAAAACAAAGTAAAACCAGAAATACAATTTTTAGCAGAAAGGTATTATAACATACCAGATGATGAAATTGAAGTACCGCAATTAAAAACTTATTCCATTGATATTGAAGTAATAAGTCCTAAAGGTTTTCCTGACCCAATGATTGCTAAGGACCCAATATGTTTAATATCATTTACAAATTCAATAACAAAGAAAACAATAACATTTGGTGAAAAATCATATACAGAAAAAGATATAAAAGATGATGAATATATAAACTGTAAAACAGAAGCGGAATTATTAAGAAGATTTTTTGATTATGCTTATAAAGTTTCACCTGATTGTTATACGGGTTGGAATATATATGGTTTTGACTTACCATATATTATAAACCGGGCAAAAATTATATTTGGTGAAAAAACAACTATTTATCAGGCACTATCACCAATAAGAATTGTAAAAACTTGGAAACAAAAAAATGAAGAAGCAATCAATATTGATATAGCAGGTGTACATATTCTTGATTATTTGGAAGTATATAAGTGGTATAGCCCAAATAAGTTGGAGTCATACAAACTTGATTTTGTTTCTAAATTTGAATTAGAAAAGGGTAAGGTTGACTATTCTGAATTTGAAGATTTAAGAGAATTATATAGAAAAGATTGGAATAAATTTGTTGTGTATAATAGAGTTGATTGTAAAAGAGTTGACCAGTTGGAAGATAAACTTGGTTATATAAGACTCATTCAAGCACTATCACTTTTAACTAAATGTCCAATGAAGTTTTACGCAGCAATGACACATTTAATTGAAGGTGCATTACTAACACATTATAGAAGAAATAATATGTGTGCTCCTTATTTTGCTGGTGGTACACAAGAAGGTTTTGAAGCCGCATATGTAAAAGAACCGCAAGTTGGTATGCATGACTGGGTTATTGATATTGATATAACATCATCATATCCATCACATATCATAACTTTAAATATGTCAAATGAAACATATTTTGGTAGAATTATAGATATAACAGAAGATAGAATAATTCAACAAACAAGAAATAGAGATTTTAGTAAATTTACCATAATAAAATTAACTGGTCCCGTAACATTTGAAGGTGACCGTTTAAATAAATTTAATGATGCATTAAATAGAGGTTTATTTGCAATTGCTCCATGTGGTTCGGTATTTTTAACAAAACCAAAAGGTGTATTGGCAGATGTTGAACAAAACATTTTTGCTAAAAGAAAAGATGTTAAAAATAAAATGAAAGAGTTGAGACATCAAGCAGCAGAAAAGGAAGATTTAAAAGAAAGAGAAAGATTAGAGATAAGAGCAAAAGAATTATTCTCATTACAATGGGCTATTAAGATTTTATTAAATGCGATATTTGGTATTACAGCAGTTCCGTATTCACGATATTTTAATACAAATATTGCAGAAGCAATAACATCATGTGGTAGACATACAATCAAACAAGGTCAAGTGTTTGTAAATGATTATTATAATAGAAAAAATCTAAAAACAAAAATAAAAGATTGGGTTTATTATATAGATACCGACTCTCTTTTTATCGGTCTCGGTGATTATATGAAATTGATAAATGATAAGTGGGAAGATTTATCAGATGAAGAAAAAATCACTTTAATATTAAAAGAAGCAAAAGAGATTGAAAAATATGTAAATGATAAAGTATATAATGATACACAAAAACTTGATTATAACTCACAAGTAGAAGATTTTAAAATTGGATTCAAACAAGAGATTGTTGCCAAAAAAGCATTATTTGTTAAAAAGAAAAAATATGCCTTCTGGTGTGTTAATGAAGAAGGTGTACCTGTTGATAAGTTATCTGTAACAGGTCTTGAAATTGTGAGGTCAGATTCATCAGAAGCAATAAGAGAAAGATTGAAAGTCGTTTATGAAATGATATTAAGGGATAAACCTGAATCTGAAATTATAGATATTATTGAGAAGTATAAAAAAGAATTAAAGTTAGTAAAACCAGAAGAACTGGCAGCAAACATATCAGTGAATAATTTAGATAAATATATTATAAATAATACCCATATAAAAGGAACACCTTGGCATATAAAAGGTGTATCTAATTATAGAAAGTTGATTAATATTTTAAAGATAAAAGATAAATATGAAGATATACATGAGGGAACAAAAGGTAAAGTTATATATTTAAAGAGTAATCAATATGGTGCCGATGTTATTACATTTGGTAGATGGCCAAGTGAATTTGATGATATTATATCACCAGACTATGATATTATGATAGAAAAGTTCTTTTTAAATAAGATTGGATTTCTTTTGGAACCGATGAATAAATTACACCTTTTGGAAAACAAATCTGTACAAAAGTCTTTAAATTTATTCTTTGGATGAGGTGAAATGAAAACGGAACAACAACTTGCAAGAGTAGTACAATATTCAATGATTAGTGTTTTGTTTATAATAGTATTTCTAATTCTATTTTTTTCAGTGGAGGCTGCACTTGGTTTTTATTTTATATTTGTAATAATAAACATGTGCATCAATATCATATTTAAAAGTAAATTAAATAATTTTCATATTGTAATATCATCACTTATGGGTCCAGTATTAACGGTGATGCATATATTTTTTTATGTGAAAATGAAAGAGATAATTGGTAAATAAAGAATTACGAGTCTGATTGGACAGACTCGTAATTTCTATTTTGAACCTTTACCATATGTTAAAAGTGGTTTACCAGTTTTAATAACTTTTTTAACCAAATCAGCTTCTTTTTGAATCAAGGCTTTACTTATCGCTGATAATATAATATTACCAACTTCATTTGCTAAAACTGTTGGATTAACAAGACCTGTATCTTTCAACATAGTACTTCTATATTCTTTTATATGAGAGACAAGACTATTTAAAAAATATTTTTCTTGTTCATCAATATCTTCTGTTAAATATTTTCTTACTGTTTCCATATTATAAATATTTACCTAATGTGATTTTACTAAACATATCAATAGATTTTTTTACCCAAGATGCCTCATCTCTTAATTCAGGATATTTAATCATTTCTTCATATAAAGGTTCAAGATTATTAACAACACCATAATAATTATCTTTTAATGATTTATGGTCTTTATTATCAAGATTTTTTAAAAAATCTTTAATATCATATTTCTTTTCATTTAAATACTTATTTATCATGTTCATTTTATCTATCCTATATGTTGGTCTAATATATTAACCAAATCACTCATAAAAACTTGTTTTATTAAATTGGTTTGTTTCCACTCAAGTTTCTTGGTTACTTTACCCATTTCAATGGTATATGTATCTGACCCTCTATCATAATATATCAATATGCGACCTTTGAATTTAGAACCACTAACATCAAATTGAACACCTTTTTCTTTATCCAAAGAGATAAAATTTTTAGCACCCCATGAAGGTAGAGCCCATTTATCCAAAGATTTTATTTGTTTTAAAATTGTATCAGCAACCTTACCTTCTATAAGATAAGTTTCTATTTTATTAAGAATATCTATCATTTTATTTCTCCGGTAATTTCTTTTTAAATTTTATCTTTTTTGTATCCTTCTCAACATCTTCTTTTGATTTGTCTTTACCTCTCCAATTGGGTGAACCATATGCAGCATCTTTTATTGAGGCACAAAAACCTTTAGCTTTTTCATCATCAAAACCTTCTTTACCTTTCATTCTCAAAACACATGCATCAAAGAAACCTTTTTCTTTGGGGTCAATTCCTATTGTGTCTCCAAACTTTTTTAAAGATGTTTGTGTCCAACCTTTTGCGCCAATAGGTTCTTCTTTCAAATATTCTTCAATCATTAATCTTTCAAAGAATTTCATTTTTCCATTTCCTTAAATTTTTTTAACGCAGCGGTTTTATCAAGATTAGGTGCCAATTGATCTGTTTCTTTTCCATTTACATAGATAACCCATGTAAGCAAACCACCCCATCTAAATTCTTTCTTCATTTCCCAGGTATCACTACCTTTTTTAAATTTTGCAACTACTTGAGCAGCTTCATTTACATAATTTTTAAATCTCATATTATCACCCCAATGTTTTATCTTTATCCTTTATACTCCCAATTTTTCACTGCATCACCACCACAAACAGGACAAGTCTTTTTACCATTCTTTTGTTCTACTGGTTTATTACCAGACCAATGACAACGGTCTTTATTAGTACCATTCTTTGCACAAACATACATATCATCTTTTGATTTTTCATTTATATAATCTTTAAATTTCATTCCTATTATCACCCCAATGTTTTATCTTTCATTTCTTTTGCAATCTCAACCATTACATCCTTCATTAACTCAGTATAGCCCTTACCAAAGAAATTAAAACCTGATAGATTGGTAATATCTTTATGTCCACCAGATTGAGCTAAAATCAAATCATATAGATTAACTGTAACCTTTCTTAAAACTTCTTTTTGATTATATGATAATTTTGAATAAGGTTTATTTGTTATATCTTCAACCGTTTCTTTCCATCTATCCGAACCAACAAGACCCTTGATTTTACCTTCAAATAAACTTACAAAATCATTAAATTGAAATCCTAAAGAGTTGTTATCTTTAATATCATTTTCAAATACTTTCTTAATAAACTCTAATGTAATTTCTTTATTCAATTTAGATTTAAATTTTGGAAGTATTTTCTTAATTGCTAAATCACCTAAATGATATGGGTTATTTCCCTTAACAAATGGGTTTTTAGAAATTTGTACCAAACCTGTGGGCCAAGCAATAACTAAATATTGAGCCCATTCATTATTCTTGAATGGTGTATAACGGTCATAACCCTTGACCATATAACCACCACCATATTGTACGATGGTATTACCAACTTGTGTATGTTGTCCGTTCTTTAAGGTTGAAATTATTTTTATTCCACCCTCTTTAAAATTCTTTGCTTGTTTAGATACATAATCTTGTTTACCACTACCAACTTCTTCAGGTGCTTTGTAACCTTCTTCTTTTGCCAATTTTTTGATAACATTATACATTGACATTAAAGATGGATTAGCTTGAAGAACCAATTTTGATAAAAATCCAGGTTTATTTTTATATGCCAAAGTAAGTGTATTAACAACAAAACCCATTGCTCGTCTATTTTTTGAAACATCTAATTTAGAACTAAGTTTAAATGTTGCTCTCATAACATCATCAGGTGTTATATCTTGTGATGCAAAATCAGCAGAATCAACTGTACTGATTAATTTTACATCTTCTGGTGGAAATAAATCTTTTGGTGATAATACTTGTGATATATATGCAGCATTAGATGGACTTTTAACGAAAGAGGTTTTGGTGTCTTTTGATACACCTGATTGTTTATCGTGATGGTCTGTATGTATATGCATTACAGGTTTACCATGTGCAAAATCAACCATAACAGCTAAAGTTTTATCTTTTGGTTTTGGTATTGCATATTCCATACCACCATATTGAATTGTATGGGCATCAACAACTTTGATACCATAAGATTTAAGATATTGTTTCATGCCAATTGCACTTGTTACACCATCTAAATCTATATGAAAATATATCTCCGCTGTTTTATATTCTTTTGAAAGGTCAACTATATTTCGGATACCAGATTCATTTAATAATGTCTTTTCAAAAAAATTTATCTTTTCAAGTATATTCATTTTATAATTCCCTGTATAATATTTTTCAATTCTAATTTATGAGTATATGAACATATTATAGATTGCTCACATTTAAATATTGCTTCCCAACGGTCGTTATTATTAAGTATCCTATCTAAACCAGTTTTTTTATAATCTTTTCTATATATTTTCTCTATAGTATTTTTATGGGTGTCAATATCATTTTGACTTTCTTTATCACCCTGTTTTAATCCTGCAGGGTCTTTTTTCCAAAAAGGTTCTTTTCTTTCTTCTTGCCAATCATCATCGGCTTTAAATGCATTATCCAAACCATCATATTCGGAATATATATCAGTAGTATCTTTATTAAATACATATTCATAACTCCCAACAGGTATGAATATAACTAATTTACCATAACGCTGAGCGGTTTTAAATGACCCTGTAAATACACCCTCTTTTCTAATGTTCCATCCAAATATTCTTTTACCTATTTCTTCTAAAAACTTATGTGACCTTTCATCAACATATCTTGGTTTTCTATCTTTTCTTGTATTCTTTATTAAAAAATCCGAACCTACTGATAACACACCTCTGTGAATAAAATTCTCTTTTGAATATTGGTTTCCAAATTCTTTTAAAAAAGGTTGACAGTTATCTGATATATAATCACCAACTGCATCAAATGATATATTTTCATTTAGATAATTTGAAAATTTCATTATTTATCTCCAAGCATTTTACCAAACTTTGTTTTTGGTTGAACAATCTTTTTAACAGGAGGTTTAGGTGGTGGTTGAACTTCTTCTTCCAATGAAGATATTTTAATATCAAAAGTTTTTGTTTCTTTTATATCTTCTTCATTTGTTAATGTTGCTTCAATTTTCATTGGGTTTTCAATTTGTATTCTATCAGCCCAAGGTTTTAAATATGTATTACCAGCAACTATATCAAGATGCGCTTCAAAAATTTCACCATCTTTAAATTTCCTATTAACTATATTTGATAGTGGTTCTATATTAACAATTATATCACCATTCTCTATTAATATAGGAAAACCATATTCAATTTTTTCAATCATAATTCTCATTGAACCAGTTAAGTCCTGTGGTTGAACACCAGAAACACTGATATTAAATTTTAATCTTTTTTTCTCACTTGTATTGACTTTTAACATTATTTTCTCCAATACGAAATTTTCAGGTTTTATTCTTCTATTATGTATTTATTATTTTTTATTCCTCTTCAATTGAAAAAACCTCAACTGAGATTTCTTCTTTTTTCTTATTATATTCATCAGATACACGAGAAATAATAACTTGTGGTTTTCTTGCAGTAACACCTATATCACTTGAACCAACGGGAACATAAACAATTCTTTCAACTATACGAACTGCTCCTCCACTTGCCGGTGTAAATTTACCATTAGTTGCAATTGATACACTCATTACGATGTCCTTATTTGTTGCCAACTTGTGAATCTACCGGGACCATCACCCGGTGCTGATATTTGATATTCACCAATTATATTTAAATCAGTTCCAACATCACCAGGAGTTGAATAAATCCTTAATCTGGCACTTGTTAGATTACCATCACCATCATATATTGGGTTATCAATAAATATATTTTCATGAGAAAGACCAACAATTCTTTTCAAATAATTTTGGTTTTCGGTTACAGATATAGAAATTGATTCTGTTATATTATTTATATTATTAACAGAATTTCCAAAAGTATTTATACCATTGTTTGCAGATGTTGGTTGATTCCATACTGAATCTGCTATTTGTTTTCTACGCATTGTTGCTGTTGGTAATATAACATATGCTGATGTATTATCAACTGATTCCCACCAATCATTTGCAATTGTTACTTCTTTTGTTGTTCCATTATATCCAATTATTCTACAAGATTGATCTTCACCTTTACCTGACCTTATAAATATTACTTGTCCTCTATACGCATCATTAAAATCAGATGCTAATTCATTTAATATTATAGTATTAGAACCAGAACCAGAACCTCTTGCAAGACCTTCATTAACATGTTCTCTACCGGAATCTGAATATATAACATATTCGGAAGTATTATTTGGCTGAACCTTCCAGTTTCTATCAACTGTTGCTGTTTTTGTATCTCCATGATATTCCAAAATATTTCTACATTGACCAACACCAATGCCATCAACAATCGCAATCATAGCAGGATCATAAGCACCATTTGTTGTCCATGCATCACCATTTAATACAATCTGATTTAACCCATTACCAGCACCAACAGCTATGCCATCAGTAATTACCATACCAGCAACTTGTCTTAATCGTCTACCAGCACTTCTTGGTATATTATGTGTTACACCAGTTAATACTTCATCCCAAACCGCATCTGCAATATCACTTGCTGTTACAATATCTACCGATGAAACAATAACACTATCAATATATAATTCATGAGTTACATTATATGTTGATATATTATGAACCAATCTTATTTTTACTTCATTATTATTATCTCTATCAATATGTTTTTCATAATACTCTTTTATATATTCTGTATCAGATGTATTACCACCAGGTAAGAAAATTTCTTGAAGGTTTTCCCATGAAGATGATTCATAATTATATGCCCATAACTCCATATAATGCGTATTTGAAGGTAAACCAATATATCTACCAAAAAGTTTTATAACACCAGCTTTATTATTATCTGGTATATTATATGTAAATTCAACTGTCAAACCATTGGTAACATCTTCTTGAATTTCAAAATAAGTATTGTCCCTAACAGTGGTGGATTCATAAGTTCCTGAAATTATAGTACCATATATAACAGTACCACTTATTGCTGAATTTTCTATAGTTGTAACACTTGCATTAACATCATCAGAGGTTGCTAAATCTGCACCAAAAGTTCCACTTATTATATGATTTGATAATGGCTCATCCCAAATTGCATCAACAATATCATCTATTGCAGGAGCAGATGCAGTTGGTATCAATGTTAAAGTATTTGATATTTCAACATTTTGTGCAGATACACCAAGTATTTGAGTTGATAAATTACTATTTTCTATATCATTAATATAATTTTCATTACCTGCATATACATATCTATCAGCATCACTTAATATAGAAGTACCATCACATATAATAGCATAATCCTTGGTTAAATCATAATCAACAAAATCATAAGAATAAAACCCATCACCAATTTCAGTCATTGAATCACCATTGACTAATAAAGTACCGACAGGTATCTCTCTTATTTTTATTGTTGGTATTATTAAACTTGTGGCAGGAACACCATTATTACTAAAATATGCTAAAATATTCATCCAGCACTCACCGTTATTGATGTAAGATTATCATCAACATCATATTCAAGTATCTTTAATAACTTAGCATTATCAGAAATTCTTGTTAATAATGATGTTGATAACATTTCATTTGTATATATTAAATCTTTATTAAATAATTGATAAACTTTTGTATTATCTAACCAAATACCTATATTAGTTAAGAATCCATCTTCATAAGATAACTCTTTATAATAACTATCATTTGCAGCTTTAAATTCCATCTCCATTTCAATAGCGAGTTTTTGTGTAGATGTATAAACACCGCCCCCACTTGCAGATGAACTACTTGTGGATTTTCTTGTTAGTATTACACCCATTTCTACACCGTAGCTGGTATTAATGCAGCGTTATTTTTTATTTTTTGTAATGCTTCACCTGTTGTTCCTGGTATACGATGTTCTGATAACATTTTATTCCATACAGCCTCAACAACTTGTGTGATGTTTTCAACTGTAAGTGCTGGAACTTCAACTTCATCGGTTTGAACAATATTTGAAACGGTATTTAAAATACGAATATTATTTGGTATACTTGTTACTTCAGCATCAACGAAGAAATCTTCACCTGTATCTGTATAAATATTACCTTCAATTGATAAACTATAACTTCCTGGATAAGGTTTTATTTTCCAGCCATTAATTAGAAAGTAAGTATCACCGAGATTTGTACCACCAGGAAGTGGTTGACCACCGACAGATTCAGATGCTTCAAGATATTTTGAGGTTACAACACCATCATGGCCTAAAAACCATTCTTTCCAATCAGAATAAATATCTTCTTTGACATTAAGAGTTGTAACACCAGGATTCACTAATATTAATTTATTTGGTCCATCAAATGTAACTTTATGATACCATCTCCAATAATCCCAATATCCATAGTATATATCTAACATTTATACCTCAATCCAAATAACACCAACATGTAAAAATCCAGCTGGTTGATTTGCCATCGCTCTAAACTCAAGTGTTATATGAAGACAATAATTATCATCATCAATATTTGCTTTTCTAATAAGCTTTGTTGAATATGGTAGAACCATTGGAACATCAACCATCATTTCTTGTGTTGTTACATTCGCTGGTCCAAATGATGATCCATAAATAGTACCAGCAGCTAAATAATAAGCAGCTGTATCTATCTGAACTGAACTAACTGTGTTTGCCCATGTTGCACCAACTAATGCTGCACCAATAGAAACCATAACTCTACCAAAAACAGGAATAGATGGATAAACATAAATTCTATGTGGAAATATCCACTTTCTATTTTTACCAGGTCTAAAACTCATAACTGGTGTCCATAATGCACCACCAGTGGGTCCACCAGAAGGTATAGGAACATTCTCTCTGGCAAAACCAATTGCTGTTCGTGGAACTTCAAATAAATGTGCACCACCTTTTACAACAATACCAAGTAGATACATTTCAGAAGTAGATGCAGGTATACCAGTGGTAAATTGTTCCCATGTACTTGGTAATGATGCACCGGCTGTCATTCTTGCATTATAATTATTTGTATGTTGGTGTTTATGAATAACTAATTTCAAATCACCATCATAAATACCAAAATTTACACCAGCGGTTCCTCTATACTCAATATAATAAATATTAGTTTTTGTTAAATCTAAATTAAATCCAGATAAGTTGTTAGCATCACCTGTACCGTCCAAACGGTCTTCATTCCAATTCTCTCTTGGTATTCTAATTTCTGTTATAGTACCAGATGTTTTACTTCTGACAACAAGATTAATTTGTTCCCCTCTTACTTCAAAATAAAAACCGTTATTAGAATCATAATAACCCCATTTTCTAACAACATTTTCTTTACCATTATCACCTAAATATAAAGTATAAATAGCAATTTGTGCAGAACCAACATTATATCTATTATAAATGTCACCTATTCTTTTAATATGTTGATTTGCTTCTGCCGGACAAGTAAGAACCTCACAAGGCATTGTTGTATTTCCAGTTGCAGTTGATGCACCTGTAACAACATCTGAAATTGTTTGAGTATCTTTGATTCCATTAAAATCATATGACGACATTGTAATTTCTTGAACAACTCTTTGCTTACCTGAAATATCATAATCAGGAACACCCGCAGCGTTTCTTGTATACAACTGACCTTTATTATCAACGAATGCTGAGTTTTGGGTAGAGTTACCACCAAATAACATATTTGCATTTAGATAATATAACTCACCTGTATTATTTGCTTCTGCATATTTCACATCACCGACAAGTAAATCTTCTGAATCAACAAAAGAGTCGGACTGTGAATCAACATTCAATATTAAATGAATTGTACCAATATTTGTTGTACCTTCAACCTTAATAACAGTACCAAAAGTTCCAGATGTTCCACCCTCAACAGTATCGTTAATATGAAAATCCTCAACACCGTTTTTATAACCTAAACAAGCCTCTACTCTATTAAATACTTTTTTACCTGTACTATCAGGCGGTATTCTTATACTTTGATGAAATGACGCCATAAATTTTTCTCCCTATAATTTTTTACAATTTATTTATTTTAGGTTGGATGGTTATAAAATACCATCCAACCTAAAATCTCACCTATTAAACTAAGCTGGATTACTATAATTTCTTTCAAGAGCGGCAACAAGAGATATGTTATTAGCTTTTGATCTTTGTAGTGTGGCAGTAGTTTTAACGAATTGTGCTGAGTTTAAACCGATAGCGACAACAGTAACAGGTGCATCTTCTCCAGGTGTCCTACCAAGTTGTCCACCTGGTTGATCATTATTGTCATAGTCAAATGTAAATTCTACAAATGAACCAGATACATTTCCAGAAATTGTTTCATTATTTGCATCTTGAACAAGAATTGCATTTGATGTTCCATAAGCAGATGCCCCAATAGATGTAAAAAACATCCAATATTGTGCATTACCATCAGCAACCAAGTTGTCATTAAACAATAAGTTACCAGTTGCAACATATGCATATCTTCTAAGTGCTCCTGTAACATCATAGAAGTCAATAGAGTTTCTATCAGCCTCACGGAAGTTATCAATATAAACACCTGTTGCTGTAACAAGAGTATCACCAACAAATGATAAAAGTTCATCGGCAATATCACCACGAACTGTACCACCGCCTTCATCAATATCACTTGGTTGTCTTAGAAGATATTGAATTTTTTCATAAATTATTGTTGTTGCTTTACCATCACCTTCAATAATTTTATCAAAGTTATATGATGTACCATCAAAATCTCTTGCTTGGTTTGTACCATAATATGTAACATCAACATTTGCATAATCACCACCAGCGGCAATTGTTACGTCTGTATGTGTAACCTTAATATCAAGACCGTTTGACAAAGGCATTGCATATTTCTTATATGTCAATGCAGCCAAGTTTTGTTCAGATAGTAAGTTATATGAGTCATAAGTTTTTCCTTCTTCACGAAGGAAGATTTTAAAGTAACTTCTATAATCAAATCCACCATAATTTGAATTACCATAAATCTTTACTGCTTGGTTTACTTCACCTGCAAGAACAACGGATGTAGGTACAACATTATCACCAGAAACTTGTGTATAATATGCTTGGTCGGTACCACTATTATTGAATGAACCAAGTGTTGTAACATTCATATATTCTTCTCTTGATATACCTGTTGAGTCCTTAACAGCCCAACCACCGTCTCGGATTAACTCTGTAGATTCAACATCAGAAAAGTTCCAATCGTTTGTTAATTCAAATTGCTCTTCCGTAATTGCTATCATTGGAAATGGATACTTAATTAAATTTGTATCTGATTTCCACTCCTCTTTTAAAAATGAATACAACGCTTGCATGGTAACACCATCTGTTGTTAGATTACCTGCAATATTTAATTGTATTGAACCAGAAACACCGGGTGTTATTGTTACTTCAGTTGCCTGATTTAGATCATCGGGATCCACTATTTTTGCCATTTATTTTTCTCCTATTTCTTTATTAAATGAATCATTATATTTGAATTTCTGATTATCATTCTGCTAAGGAATATTTGTATATAATCAAAATTCATTTTCTTTTCCACATTATTTTTTATTAGCACAATAACACCTTTATCTATATTTATATCTTTAATTTTAAATCTATATTTCTTTATGTTGGATTCCTATAATTTCTATCAAATTGTTGGTCAATAGGAATACTTGTATTTGAAGGTGATAATAATAAATTATCAATTCTGTAATATATATAATCAACATTATGAACTACTATATCAACATAAGTATCCTCTGCATAGTTATATGAATAAGAAAATTTATATGTAATACCAGTATCATCAAGCGTATCAACAAGGTCTATGCCTGTCAATTCAGTTGTTGTTCCGTGTAAATATATTCTAACTTCACTTCCTGAAACCATACCTGTTAAAGTTAATACAACAGCATTTATAAGTGTTGTACTTGCACCTGTGCCATTTCTTATTGATGGCATATCTCCATTATCTATATAAATTGTAACATGACCACCTGAGTTATTATATATTGCTTCATCACCCGATGAACCACTTACAGAGGCATAACCAGTAAATGTATTACCAGTAAATGTATATTCATTACTAGCGTGAGCACTTGTTAATGTCATTGCATGACCAGTTCCATCACTAACAAAATCACAATTTGATATAAGTTCCATATTATTTACTGATACTCCACCAGAGTTTACCAATCTTGATATTAAACATCCATCAAATGTTGCAGAAGATTGTGTAATTGAATTACATCTATTAAATGTACAATCTATTACAGATGTATTTACTGAAAAACCAAAAACATACATATCATTGAATACACAACTTTCAAGATATGCTTCCGCACTATCATAAACATAAAAACTTCCTCTGGATCCAGTTGTTGTATCAAGAACAATAAACTGAAAACCTGTCATTGAAACATAAGAACTCGCATTATTAACAGAAATAAGATTCCAAGTTGCTGTTACTCTTGGTGTCCATTGTATAAATATAGTTCTATCTGAGTCACGAAAATCAACAGCATTTGTTGAATTACCCAAATACATTTCACCTTTAAATAAGTAACCACCAGCTACAGCTTGTATTAAACCCCATCTGTTAGTCTGGTTATCATTTACAGCAGCAAAACCTGCAATCGTACAATAACCATTTGCCTCATCACCATATTCAAATTTTGCTCTACCTCTACCATATCTAATTGCATCTACTTGATGAGGTTCACCTTTACCTGGACCAGTTAATACATAAACTGCTGCTCCTACATAAGCCCAGGTATAACCATTCGGTGTTCCCACAGTTTCACTTGCTAAAGTTGATGGTGTAAAAGTTGGTTCTACCACATGACATTGCCAACCACCATAAGGCATAGGAGATTTATCACTACCACCAACATAATATGAATAAAAATCATTTTGACTGGAACCACAACAAAGTCGCATTCCACCTTGTGCATATGTTCCCATGGCAAATGGAGATGAAAAGTTTTGCCATACAAAAAACGCATAACCACTATACCATGTAATAGCACCAGTAGGATAAGCTAAGGAGCCTATAGTTGTATTTTTAGGAGTACTTTGAGTAACAGCGTAACTTCCCTGAATATATGGATACTCAGCATCTTGATATGCCGGTGAATCTTGACCACCATATCCACCACCTGTAAACTCTACCCATCCCGATGACTCATCACCAGTTGCTATATTTGTTAAATCACTTGTGTAACTTGGGGCTGTCATTTATCTCTTTCCTTACATATTCTTTAGTATGTCCATCCGCTAAAAAATATGTTATTGATTTTTTATTATGATCCATTATTAAAACAGAAATATTTTCACTTCTAAAATAATCAATCTGACCTAAAACTAAATTTGATAACATTTCATCAGTTGCACCTACAATAACATTATCTGACCATTTCTCAAATAAAACACCACATTTATCCGGTCTTAAATCTTCTCCGGCGTTTTTCATTTGTTTCCAACAACATTCAAATATTCTACAAGATTCTGGTCTTTTATCATATATAGTACAACCAAAATTAGGATTACAATAACAACAATATTCATTTACTTTGCTATTTGTTTCGTCTATTTTTAACAACTTACAACACAATGTACATTCACCACATTCCATTATTCATCCTCTATACTTAAACCTTTGCCGGTATCAATATTTAAAATAATTTCAATTTTATCACCAAATACAACCTTCTCACCATATGTATCTTTTTTATCATCTTTTATAATATGAAAAGTTGCCTTTAAACTTCTACCTTTTGGTGCATAAAATTCTGAAAAATCTTTTATAATTCTATCCACTTTGAATTTTAACTGTTCAAGCTCACCTTCACTTGCAGTTATAACCTCAACTTCAACTTTGTCATTTTTTATTTTTTCTAATCTAAAAACATCTTCTTCGGTAATATTCTCACCTGTTATCTCATTAAATTTTTTGATTGATTCTCTAAATGATTCACTCACAGTCATTACTCCTTTTTACATATTATTTATTTTTATATATAATATAATACAATCAAAATGTAAATACTATTCTTTTATTTTTTTACAAACTTGGTCTTTTTCACACCACTTATAACCTTCAGGACATTTTCCATCCACAGCAGCGGTATTATCTTCAACATCACCTGTGACTGTTGCATCATCAACTATCAATTTATCTATCTTTTCTATCAACTTATCTATTTTCCCCATGAAATTTGTTTATCTCCTTTCTTATTGATTCCAACTCTTTAAATATATCATTAACACTTCTATCATTTATTGTTTTTGGTACTTGAACTTCTATTGCCTTGGTTATTTTTTCATATACCATTTTATCCATTGAATTTGAAACAAAAATATAAGATATTGTCATTAAAGAAAATGCCGTACATATAATAACTATCATAACTGTAATTTTTTTATGTAGCATATTAATTACATCCAAAATATCTGTTGATTTACCTTTTATTGTTTCTGTGCAGGTATCTATTTCATTCAGAGTTGAAATTGCAGTTGTACCATGTGTTTCAACTATCTTTTTTATTTCTTCGGTTTTAACACCATCTTTTATTGAAGATGTTAAATAATTAATAGAGATTGTTTGTTTTTCAATTAAATCTTCCAAATGTTTATGAGAGTCCTTTAATGTATCAAACAATTTTACTACCAGGTCAGTTGTTATTCTATTTGGGTCAGTGGCCATTATATATTTAGTCCTTGGTGATATTAATCAACTTATCAATATCATTTTGTAATACTTCATTTTTCCATTGATCAATTTTCCTATTAAGAATTTCCTCTAATTCTTTTTCATGCTTTTTCTTTTCAGTTATATCAAGTGCTGAAAATGTTGAACCTAAAGATATATTCTTTCTATCAATACAGGTAGTACTTAAAAGAACATCAATCAATTCACCATTTTTACATTTCCATTGTGTCTCTATGGTACCTATACCATATTTTTCTATTTCTTCATATTTTATACGACCAACTCTTTCATATTCTTCATTGTCAATATAAAGCATTCTTATATTATTACCAATCAACTCATCTTTTCTATAACCCAAAACATCACAAGCTCTATCATTAATATCATGAATAACTCTACCATCTTTTAAATAACCGATAATAACAGGAGCAGTTTTTAAAATACTACTTATTCGTTTTTCTTGTTCTTTCTTTTCTGTTACATTTATTGCTATAGAATTTAATTTTACAACTTCACCATTGCGTTTAATATATTCAGAAGTAACTAAAAACCATTTTCTATTTCCACATTTTGTAATAAATTCATATTCAACAATTGATGAAATATCTCGTCCATTTCTAACACTATCCAATCTACTTTTTAATAACTCATAAGAATGTTTTGTAAAAATACTTTCTATTTTTTTACCTACAAACTCTTGGTTAAAAACACCCATTTCTTCGCAAAATACATCATTAACAAAAGAAAAAACACCTTTCTTTATATCAATCTCATATATTGATGCATGTGTACTTTCAACCAATCGTTTATATTTTTTATCAGAATTAAATCTTTCTATTGAATATATAATAGCTTTTGATAATATCTTGGAATTTAAATAAGGTTTAAGAAGATAATCTTGTGCACCATATCGCATACATTCAATTGCCTTATCTTCAAATCCAGATACAATAATTATAGGAATAAGAGTACAAACATCCTTTACCTGTTTAAATACCTTTAATCCTTCACCATTTGGTAATATTAAATCCAATAATACAATATCATATAAGTTATCAGTCAAACACTTTTTTAATTTATCAATACCTTCCTTTAGTGTTTTGGCTGTATCTATTATAAAATTTTCCGGTGCTCTTTCCAATAGTTCTTTGGTAACAACAATACTTATCTCATCATCTTCTATTAATAATACCCTAATTTTATCCAACAAAGTAATTCCTCACTTTTTATAATTATACTGATTTTAAACTACCGTTTTCTTGAACCAATAAACCAAAAAATTGAATAACTGGAAACTTTTCATCTTCTGGTATATTGTGTATTTCTTTTATCTTTTTAATAATTTCTGGATTCTTTTTTTCAAAAGAAGAACCAAATTTTACAAAATTTTTTATATTTCTCATATCATCATCTATCAATCTAACGCGACGATATTCACCTGTCATTAAATAATCTAATATAACCTTTTCTTTTTGTTCAGCTGTATTAGTTGGCATACCTTGCATTTTTATAATTCTTTTATAAATTTCAGGTCTTGTTAGAAAATTACCAACTCTTTCAACATATATACTATCAATTGGTATTCCATATTTTTTAAATGTATCTAAGAACTTATCCTTATTATCAAAGTCAGTTCTCGCAGTTAATAAAACTACCTTTGATCCTCTATGATCAATATTAGTGAACATTCTTTTTATTCTTTTTATTGTTGAATCAATGGGTAAGGAAGTTTTATTGAACAGGTCGGCACTTCTAAATTCATGAAAATCAAATTCTTCATTATCTTTTAATTTATAAGTATTGAACTCTTGATTAGTTAATTTATTTATAATTTCTTTGGTATTTTTATCTAATACATATATCAAAGCGAAGGTACGAAAAATGGTTTCATCTATATCAATAAAGGTTATACCTTTACCATAATTTGATGACAACTCATTTATATAATTATTAAATCTCATTAATACCGCTCCTGTATGTTTTATTTATTTATGTTATTATTTATATAAATAAATATAAATAATCAATATAATGTCATAATAGGAGAGTATAATCATATGCGTTTAAAAAATTATATGATAGATGTACCTTTAAATGAAAACATAATAAAAAATATGTTGGATAAGTTAAAAACAAAGTCAACAAATTCTATTGAAGATATTTTTAGAAATGCGTGGTTAAAAATATCAACTTCTCTAATAAGTAAGGAAGATGAAGTTCTAAAAATTATAAATAGCAAATTAGGAACAACTTTTAAATCTTTTAGTGAAATCTCAAAAATTAAAACTATAAAAGAGAGTAAAGATATAAATGAAGGTTGGGCTCATTATTGGGAACTATTAAAAACTGAAGGATTTCCAACACTCGCATTTTATCCCGCATTGACTGCCTGGATTGAAATAGGTAAATTATTAGAACCAGACCAAAATGTTAATTGGACGAAGTTCGGTGTATATGCTTTATTTTGGATTCTCTTAGTTTCAGGCAAATTTGTTAAATCATTTTATAAATGGAAAAAAGAAAACCCCGAACAATATTTTAAAGAAAGACCACATTTAAAAAGGTAATTATATGTTATTAAATAAACTTGATAGATATGTAAGATACATACAAAAAACCGAAAAAGATAAAAAGGTTTCTTTTGATAGCATTCTTGAAACCTACAAAACATCTTCTGATTCTGAAAAGATAAAAATGCTATTGGAAATGGATGAAGAAAATAGATGTAAAATAAAAGCGATGATTAATGGTGGTATAATATGATATATAAAAGTATTAATGAAAAGTATGATAGAATTTTTAAAGATGGTTTAAAAGAAAAGAATAAACAAAATGAAGTTGTTATTAATGAAAATGATAAAAAAGCTGCTGATAGATATTATTCAAATAAAAAATCAGTTGATACTGCAATAAAAGAGTTGATTTCATTAATAAAAAAACATGAAGAAGATTTCAAAAAAGAAGGTGAAATAAATTGGAGTGCTGCTGGTGATATGGGTAGACTTAAAGTTGGATTACTGGATATGTTAGAATATATGAAGCCAATGAAACCAACATCAAAAGATGTAAAATTTATTCAACAAAAAGGCAAAGAAGTTTTTAGGAAAATGGGTAAATTATGAAAACATTAATTGAAAAACTTGAAAATTATATGAAAGTTTCAATGTTTGAACCAACACCTGAAATTTCATTTATTTCCGATGAAGAAGTTTTTAATAAAATGGCAAATTTTATTACCGAACTGGACCCCGAAATTTTATCAGATGAACAATTAGAAACAATAACTGATATTATAAATAATTTAGAAGTTGATGTTACAGATATGGATGAAGCCAAAATGGCAAAGAAATCATTAGCATCTAAAAAAACATATGGTAGATTATACTATCATAAAAATAAACTAAGAGTCCAAAAACAAAAGAAAAAAATTCAAAAGTCGGTAGAAGGTAGAAAAAGAGAACGAGCAGAGGAAAGATTAAAGAAAGGTAATAAAACACCAACAGGTAGACCAGTAAGAAAATATCATACTGATGACCATACAAATTAAAAACTATAACCGATAATAAATTAGGAGAAAAAATAAAATGAGTAAAGCAATAGAAAGAATTGAAAAATATTTAAATGAAACTCAATATCGTGGAACATATGAAGATGATGAACATATTGATGATACAGAAGATGTAGATTATGACTCTGATGCTAATTATGAAGAAGATAATGAAGAAGGTATAACATCTGATTCTGAATTACTAAATGCAATGGTTGATTTCCTAATGACACTTGATCCAGACAAATTAGATGATGAACAATTTGAAATGTATATGGAAATAATGGATCAATTTGATGATGAGGAAGATGATGAGGAAGAAATAGACGATGATGAACTTGTTGGAATGGATGAGGCTGCACTTAGAAAAAAGAGAGATAAAGCAGCTCGTAGAGAAAATAAAAAAAAATATAGAACAAAGAAAGTTAAAATAAAACAAGCAGCAAAAATATGGAGAAGATCAGCAGAATATAAAAAATATCAAAGAAAAAAGAAAATGATGGCAAAACAAAATAGAACAGCGAGAGGCAAAAGAGTTAAACAATTCGTTGGATAGGAGAAAGAAATTGGACATTTTAAGTAAAATTGATGAGGCTTTAAAAAAAGATAATGTTGATAACGAACTATTAAAAGAAATTGCCGAACATTTTAATTTAGAAATAAATGAAGGTCTTGGTGATGGTATTTTAAATACCATTAAAAAGAAAATAAAAGATATTGAAAGTGATTGCATTTATGTTATAAATTTGGCAAAAAAAGTTGCAAAGAATACAGGTAATAAAGACAACATTAAAAGGATAGATAAAGAAGCAAATGATGTTGTTGTGCAGTTAAAAGATTTAGAAAATCTTACCGGAGAAATGCTTGATTATATGTTTGGTGGTGATGATTTGGGTTCATTTAGGTCTATGTAAATAAATTTAAGAGGTGAAGTTATGGCAAATTTTAATAAAGCATTTGATATAACAATGGCACATGAGGGTGGTTATGTAAATGATCCTGATGATGCTGGTGGTGAAACATATAGAGGTATATCAAGAAGATTTAACCCAACTTGGGAAGGTTGGAAAATAATAGATGAGTGTAAGGATAAAAATAAAGATTTTCCAAATAATGAACTTGATCCTTTAGTTAGAAGTTTTTATAAAGAGAGATATTGGAATCCATTCTTAGGTGATGAGTTAGACCAAATCATATCAAATGAAATGTTTGATACTGCCGTCAATATGGGTATAGGTAGAGCAGTAAAATTTTTACAACAAGGCCTTAACTTATTGAATAGAGATGGCAAAATATATTCTGATATAGTTGAGGATAGTTCATTTGGAACAAATACACTTAGAGCATATAATAGTTTACCAAAATCTGATATGGAAATATTATGTGTTATATTAAATGTATTACAAGGTATGCATTATATTGAATATATGAAAAAATCACCTACACAAGAAAAATATGCAAGAGGTTGGTTTAAAAGGATAGAGATTAAAAAATAAATGACTTTTATAAAATGTAAAAAAAGTGGTGGTAATTGTAGTGAATACATACCTAAAAATGTTGAAAAGTATGTTGGTAGATATCCTATAATTATTAGATCATCCTGGGAAAGAATGTTTTGCCAATGGATAGATGTTAATCCTAATGTTTTAGCGTGGGCATCAGAGGCTCATATCATTCAATATTATGACCCTATACAAATGAAAAATAGAAGATATTATCCCGATTTTTGGATGAGAGTAAAAACATCTGAAAAAGATATAGAATATCTTGTAGAAATAAAACCTAAAAAAGAAACAATACCACCAACAGCCCGAGGTAATAAAAGTAGTAAAACAAAATTGCATCAAGAAGCAACATGGATAACAAACCAGGCAAAATTTGAAGCAGCACAAAAATATTGTAAGAGAATGGGTTTTGAATGGAAAATTCTTACAGAAAAGGAATTATTTAAAAAATGAGAATTAGGAAATTTTTAGATGAGGCATCATATATCGGTAACCTTGGGTTTCAAGAAATGGTTGAGTTATACCAAAAAGCAACAGCAGATGAAATAAAAAAATTAGAAGATGTAATAAAAGAGAACAACTGGAAAGAGTTTGTTAAATTAGTTAAAAAGATTTTAGGAATAACTTTAAGATGAAAATATATGAAAAATATTTAGACGAAAATAAAAATTTTACAAACTGGGTTCGTTATACATCAGAATCAATTAAAATGGATTTTCTTGAATATAAAAAGAAAGAGGACAACAGATGGAAAAATAGAGCACACTTAATGGGTTTTAGATTTCCCTTATTCCCAACATTAGAAGATTTTAAAAAAGATTTAGATAATTCTCCTATAATAGCACTTACCCATTCTATGGATTATAAAATAAAAAATAGAAGTAGGTGTACCACATTAAAGGATTTAAAATCACTCGTTTCTATTTATAAAAGGCCTCGTGATGTTGAATATATATTACAAGGCTATCAATCAAATTCTAAAATGCCAATGCCTATAGTAATACAAGGTGAAAGAGGTCCATGGATAATGGCCGGTAATACAAGATTAGATATAGCTTTTATAATAGGTATTAAACCAAAAGTATTGTGGTTGGATTTGAGAGTATAAAATATGACAATATCAAGAGTTTTTAGAAAATCATTTAAAGGTGTTACGGTAAAATCAGGTCACATATATACATTTTCATATCAAGCATGGCAAAATGACCCCAAACCTACTGTTATTATTATGTATGCTCTTGATGGTACACACCCAACCACAGGTCATCAATGGAGATTTTTTCAAGCCATTAATTTTACTTATGTGCCAAGATCATCCAGAAAACAATTTGCAAAAGAATGGATAGATGAATTTATAAGAACACAAAATACAAGACTTACCTGGGAAAAAATTAAGTTAAGATATCCATATATACAAACAGCTGTAAGAAGATATTTTTTCAAACCAACATATTATATAACAGATTTAACTGAAGTACCATTTCAAGATTGGGAAAAAGCAATAGTATCAACATGGAGTAAAGACTTCTCTAAGAAAATAAAAACCGCATTGGTAAATAAATTTAGACAAGTAATGAACGCTCGTAATTTCTTTAAACAAACAGGAAAATTCCCCAAAAGGAAATAGATAATGGCAAATAGAACACATCAAGAAATAAATCAAAATGAAATAAGACCCTTGGAATTATCAATAAATGATCATACAGGTGCACCGTTTAATCCAAGCGGTGCATATGCAACAATATATGATAGTGAAAATAATATAGTTGTTGATGAACATATTGTAATGATAAGTGGTGAAAAAATATATACAATATTAGATACAGTTGTAACTGGAATTGTTGGTTCATATACAGTAAAATGGAAAATATTATATGGGGGTTATACATATTATCATATAACCGATGTTGATGTTGTAGAATTATAAATGTTAAATAAGATTGATACAAAAACATTTAGAAACATATCAGAAACATTATATTATGATCTATACTCAACAGATATAGACTTAAAGAATAGTGATAGATATTTTTTATATTATGACCTATATTCAACAGATATTAAATTTAAAAAATCTTTTGATTCTTTATATTTCGGTGCAAAATTTATAGATAGAAATTCAGAAGAATATTCATACATATTAAGATTTAGAAATATCACAGAAATATTATATTATGATTTATATTCAACGGATATAGATTTTAAAAATGATGATAATTATTTCCTATATTATAGTCTATATTCAACAGATATTAAATTTGAAAAAACATTTGATATTTTAAGT